GAGATCGCATGGCTTGAACAACTGTTCTTTTCTGCTCTGTATGATTTCAAATTCCTGCCAGCAGGACGAATCATCAGTGGTGCTGGTACGGAGCGAAACGTCACGCTCTTCAACTGCTATGTTATGGGTACAATCCCTGACAGTCTGGATGGGATCTTCGATCATCTGAAGGAAGCTGCACTGACGATGCAGCAAGGTGGTGGTATTGGCTACGACTTCTCGACTCTGCGTCCCATGGGAGCACCTGTGAAGGGCGTAGAGAGCTTCTCCAGTGGGCCTATCAGCTTCATGGATGTCTGGAACTGGATGTGTAAAACCATCGAGTCAGCAGGCAACCGTCGTGGAGCCATGATGGCAACAATGCACTGTGAACACCCTGATGTGAAACACTTCATCACAGCAAAGCAGGATCCGACACGTCTTCGGCACTTCAATGTGTCTGTGTTGGTGACTGATGCCTTCATGGATGCTGTGAAGAATGATGCTGATTGGACTCTTCAGTTCAATGGTGAGGTCTACGAAGTGGTCAAGGCTCGGGAACTGTGGGATCTCATCCTCCAGTCCACCTATGACTACGCTGAGCCGGGTGTGATCTTCATCGACCGAATCAACAAGCATAACAATCTCTGGTTCTTGGAAGAGATTCGGGCAACGAACCCCTGTTTTGCAGGCAACCAAACCCTCTGGACCGACCAAGGTCTCAAGACCTTTGCTGAACTGGAAGGGCAGCGTGTGTCTGTCCTGACTGAAAACCAAGTGGGCAAGCTGGTCTACCGCCCCATGGATGTTTTCAAAACAGCCGAGAATCAAGAAATTCTCCGTGTGACTCTGGACGATGGCACGACCATCGACTGCACGCACACCCATGAATTCTTCGATCTGCAACGCAATCGGGTCGAAGCCCGTGATCTCCTTCCGGGTCAGAGGCTTGCCTCAGTCTACCGCCACAACGCCAACTCCAAAGGCTACAAGCGGCTGACCAACGGCATCGACAATCCGCTGGAACACCATGTTCCTTTTGAGATCATTCCTGATGGATTTCATGTTCATCACAAAAACGAGATCAAAGACGACAATCGTCCTCAGAATCTCGAATTGATCCTCGGTTCAGACCACAACTCCTACCACATGCAGGGTGACAGGAATCCTTCCATCACCCACCCTGAAAACAACAAACTGATCCAGATGGACCATTCTGGGTCGAACAATGGGCGGTATCGTGAAGACCTTGACGATGATGATCTTCAGGAAATGCGGAAACAGGGCATGTCCTACATTGCCATCGCACAAGCTGTGGGATGCTCCAAATACACGGTCATGAAGCGTCTGGGGTATGAGCGCCCCAACCACAAAGTTGTTTCTGTTGAACCTCTCATGGAACGTCAGGACGTGTTCTGTGGCACTGTGGAAGAAACCCATCGGTTCTTCCTTGGCTGCGAACGTGGTGGTGTGCTGGTCTCTAACTGTGGTGAGCAGCCACTTCCCCCATACGGTGCTTGTCTGCTTGGTTCGATCAACCTTGCTCGACTGGTGAATGATCCATTCACTGAGCAAGCTCAGACGGACTGGCAAACCATGGAAAAGACTGTACGTACAGCCGTGCGAATGCTTGACTGTGTGATCGACACGTCAAAGTTTCCTTTGGAAGCTCAGCGTGAAGAAGCATTCTTCAAGCGTCGTCAAGGACTTGGTGTTACTGGTGTGGCAGACATGCTGTTCATGCTGGGAATCAAGTATGGTTCTGGAGAAGCTGTGGCCTTCATGGATAGACTCATGAAGAACATTGCCATCTGGGCTTACGAAGAGTCCATTCAAATGGCCAAAGAGTGGGGTCCAGCACCCTTCGCTGAAAGCCAAGAGAACCGTGAGAAGCTGGCTGAGTCCTTTATGTTCAAGCTCCTTCCTCCTCACATCACTGAGGCTATGCTTCATTTCGGTATCCGGAACTCTCACCTGCTGAGTATCGCTCCTACCGGCACAATCTCTATGTATGGTGGGAATGTCAGTTCTGGGATCGAACCTATCTTTGCTCCTTGGTACAGCCGGAACATCACAAACCCGGATGGAACCAAGCGAACAGAGAAAGTGATGACCTACTGTGTTCACAAGTTCTTCGAACAAGGTGGTGAAGAAGGTGATGACTGGTGGCGAAAGTACATGGTAACTGCACAGGATCTTGATCCGGCTCACCACATCTACATGCAGGGTGCAGCACAGAAATGGATCGACTCGTCGATCTCCAAGACTGTGAACATCCCTGTGGATTACAGCTTTGATGAGTTCAAAGCTGTGTACGAACTGGCCTATGACAAAGGTTGCAAAGGCTGCACGACCTATCGTCCCAATGACGTGACAGGATCCATCCTGTTCATCGAAGAAGAGAAGGACGAAGAACCAGAAGTGCTCATCGACGAAGAGTACGATGGTGACATGCGTGTGCTTGCACGGCCTCCAGTCATGGACGGCTCCACCTACAAGATCCGTTGGGGACAGGACAGTTACTATGTCACGTTCAACAACATCATGGACCCTGATCATAATTGGTTCATGCCCTTCGAGATCTTCATCAACAGCAAGACTGTCGAACACCATCAGTGGACGGCTGCTCTGACTCGTATGATCTCTGCCGTGTTCCAACGTGGTGGTGATGTGCGATTCGTTGCTGAAGAACTCAAACAGATCCACGATCCCAAAGGGGGTCAGTGGCAAGAAGGTCGTTACTGGCCTTCTTTGGTTGCTCTGATTGGTCAAAAGCTGTCAGAGCATCTCGATGTCATCGGGTATCAATCGACCCCGGAAACAGTGCCTCAACCGATGCCGGAAGAGGAAGGAACTCAACCAGAGCAGTCGCCCGATCAGACAGTCCCTGATCAATGCCCAAGCTGCAAAAGTTTCAATCTGATCACTGTCTCTGGATGCCCGACGTGTCAGGACTGTGGCTACAGCAAATGTGGCTAATACTTTGCTGACTGACTGAGCATTTGGTGCTGTCGGAAGCAAACACCCCCCATCTTGAAAAAGGTGGGGGGTTTTCTGACAGAGGAAACCATGATCGAAATCAGTTATGACAATGTTATGAATGGCTTAGACAAAGGTCTTCACATGAACTGCATTTGTGAGAACATGCGTCAGGTGGACTACCTTTTTCACAATGCCAAAGACCTCTGGCACATCAAAGGTTTTTCTTTGGTGAAGAGAGTCGAACGAGCCATTGAGTATGGCCCCGGTGATGACAAAATCACCATCAAGTTTTCATCTTACGAGCAGATCCTGCCCGATAGATACCGTGGTTTTCGTGGTGTGTTTTTGATACACCCGTACCTCCTAGAAGAGGGACACCTCTTCAGAATCAATGAACTGGTACACAATCTAGACCGACACAACGAAAGGTACTTGGAACAATGGCGAGCCTAAACCAAGATCAGCGAGACGCTTTCACGGATGTGCTTGCCTTCATCAACGACCCCAAAAGGAAGTTCCATCGAGTTTCTGGTGGGGCAGGTGTCGGCAAGAGCTTCTTCATCTCCAAAATCGAACAGGACATCCTGAAACATCAGGGTCCAAATTCTTCTTTGGTTTATGTGGCAGTCACAGCCACAACCAACAAAGCAGCAGCAGTTCTGAAGAACACCATGCAGCACAAGCGTGGTGATATCCAAACGATCTACGGCTACATGAATCTTCGGGTTCACAACGACTTCAATACCGGTGATCAGAAGATCGTCCCAACCGCAAAGTGGGAAGTTCATCACAATACTCTGATCATCGTAGATGAAGCGTCAATGGTGAACAAAACCCTGTACGATTACATCGACAAGGGTACTGATTCCACCTGCAAGATTCTTTTTGTTGGTGACAAGAACCAACTGGCACCAGTCCGAGAGAATGTCTCTCCAGTGTACACCAAAAACCATTCAGAGAGTATACTCACAATTCCTGTTCGTCAGTCGAATCAACAAGCTCTGATGGACTTGGCTGAGATGGCCAAGGACACTGTGCTGACTGGCAAGTTCCATCGGATTCAAGAGGTTCCCGGTGTGATTGATTTCATCGACGGTGAACAGATGAAAGGTATCCTCGAACGTGAGTATCATGTTGAGGATCCTAACAAGCGTGTGCTCTGCTACACCAATGCCAAAGTCATTGGGTACAATGAGTACATCCGTCAGCTTCGTGGTTATGATGAACCCTACGCAGTGGGAGAGATGTTGACCAACAACTCTTCCGCAGAACTGCTTGATAAGACTCGGCTTTATACTGATCAGGTTGTGGAAGTGTTGCAAAAAAGCAACAAGTACATCGACCGCAATTGGGTGCCGGGTGAGGAGCTTGAGATGTTTGATCTGGAAGTAAGGGATCCTGAAACTCTTCAGATCTACAGCGTCCAAGTTTGTGCAGATCCAGAAGATCGTGAGCAGGTTCTGAAATACTGGAGATCTCGTAAGAAGTGGGATCGGTACTTCAAGTTCCGAGACAACATCCCAGACCTTCGAAGTGTGGCTTCCAGCACCACTCACAAGGCTCAGGGTTCCACGTATGATTCTGTCATTGTGGATCTTGCAGACATCGGAAAGTCAACCAATGCTGAGCAGACAGCCCGTCTTCAGTATGTAGCTCTGACTCGTCCCAAGAATCGCCTCTACATCAGAGGCAACCTACCAGAAAGATACTTCTCATGATCAGAACTCGGTACAGGATTGACACCCAGTTCAATGGTGTGGTTAAGAGCTTCTTCGTCACACAGAAACTGATAGGGACTTGGCCTTTTCGCCGTTGGGTGAGTGTCCATGAAGAAACCATCTACGAAGGTGTTAGCACAACTAAAGCTCAAGAAGCTATTGACGAGCGTGTTGCCTTTGAACGTAACACAGAAGTGAAAACCCGATCATGGAAAAATGATCGAGGGGAGACTCCTTACGAGGAGTTGTGATACATGTGAGGAATCGCTATGAGATACGAGATCATCGGTAAAGGTGGTCCTGCACGGATCGCCATTCTTGTTCCCCGAATCCAAGTCAATGAGGTGAAGAAGCATTATATGCCGATACTCGAATCTCTGAACGAAGAGATCATGATATGTGACATCTTCTTGGATCGAACCAAGAAGAAAACCTCTCCCAAAGACATCAAGGAATACCTTGCAGAACTTCTGCCCAATCTCACAAATACAGGGATCGAATTCCTGATCGTGACGAACTCGGAATACTTCAAGGTACTGACAAAGCAGAGAAAAACAGATGCCAACATCGGTGATATCTTTCCTACGGAAGATGGTTTCAAAGCAACCTACTGCCCCAACTACTCCCGTATTTTCTACGATCCGGACAAAACCAAAGCCAAGATTGATCAATCACTCCGGGCCGTTACCAACTTCTACGCCGGATCTCACAAGAAGCTCGGATCTGATATCATCCATTCAGCCACGTATCCATCTACGCTGAAGGAGAAGCTCGACTGGCTGGACAAGCTGATCGAGATGGACTGTGACCTCACCTGTGACATCGAAGGCTTCTCTCTGAAGCACTATGATGCTGGGATCGGTACGATCACTTTCTGCTGGAACCAGCACGAAGGTATCGCCTTTGAGGTGGATGACTGCAAAACCAAGATGGAATCTGTAGAGCTTCGCAATGCTCTCAAGAAGTTTTTCTATCGCTTTAAGCGACGCATGATCTACCATAACATCTGCTATGACGGCTATGTGCTGATCTACCAGTTGTTCATGGACGATATCCTCGACCAACGAGGATTGCTGGAAGGTCTCCGGGTGATGCTCCGGAACTGGGAATGTACCCAGTTGATCACGTACCTCGCAACGAACTCTTGTGCCGGGAATGAACTCGGTCTCAAGGCTCAAGCCCAAGAGTTTGCAGGCAACTATGCCCAAGAAGATATCGAGGACATCACGTTGATCGACCTTCCAGCCCTGCTGGAATACAACCTCGTGGACGGACTATCGACTTGGTATGTCTACAACAAACACTGGGATACTCTGACGGCTGACGATCAGATGAAGATCTATGTCGAGCACTTCAAGAAATGGGTGATAGACATCATTCAGATGCAGCTTACCGGTCTACCGGTGAACATGTCGAAAGTGGAAGCTCTCGACAAGCAGTTGAATGCTGAGTCGAATCGTTGTGTGACTCGCATGATGCAGACCAAGATCGTACAGGGTTTCCTGTATCAGATGGAGGAAAAGGCTCTCGTGAAGAAGAACGAGAAGCTGAAAACCAAAGTCGTAACAAGAGAAGATCTTGGTAAAACCAAGGATCTGGTGGTTGAATTCAATCCCGGCTCTGCTCCTCAGTTGCAAAGACTCCTGTACTCTCAGGAGTTCCTTGGTTTGCCTGTTCTGGATCTGACTGATTCAGGACTTCCATCGACAGGTGCAGACACTCTGGAGAAACTTCTGAAGCAGAATATTTCTGAGGACATCAAGGCGTTTCTTGAGATCCTGCTTGAGTACAAGGCTTCAGCAATCATCATCAGTACCTTCATCCCTGCCTTCCTGAAAGCGAAGCAAGGACCAGATGGATGGCATTACCTATTCGGTAACTTCCGACTCGGTGGCACTTTGTCTGGTCGGTTGTCATCAAACAATCCGAATCTTCAGAACATCCCTAGCTCTGCTGGGGGTCCGTTGAAGTCGAGGCTTGCAAAGCTCGTCAAAGAGTGCTTTGAAGCTCCTCCCGGATGGCTCTTTGTGGGCCTCGACTTTGACTCTCTGGAGGACAAGATCTCTGCTCTGACAACACGGGATCCTGAGAAGCTGAAGGTCTACACCGACGGCTACGATGGTCACAGTCTGAGAGCTTACGGGTATTTCGGACATCAGATGCCAGACATCGACCCTACCTCGGTGGAGTCGATCAACAGTATCGCTGACAAGTACAAGCCACTACGTCAGGAATCGAAGGCTCCTACCTTCGCTCTGACCTATCAAGGGACGTTTCATACTCTCATGATCAACTGTGGCTTCAGCAAGGAGAAAGCTCAGGACATCGAGTCCAAGTACAAGAAAATGTATCAGGTCTCGATACAGTATGTGCAGGACAAGCTGGAACAGGCCACCAAGGACGGCTACGTAACCGTAGCGTTCGGTCTGAGGGTTAGGACACCTCTGCTGGCACAGACCATCTACGGGGTCAACAAGACGCCCAAGGAAGCTGCTGCTGAGGGGAGGACAGCAGGGAATGCCATGGGGCAGTCCTACTGCATGTTGAACAACAGGGCCGCTGCTGCCTTCATGGAGGGAGTGAGAGAATCGGAATACGCCATGGACATCAAACCATGTGCTCACATCCACGATGCTCAATACTACCTCGTGAGGGACAATGGCTTCGGCCCCCTGATGTACATCAACAAGCATCTCCCCAAAGAGGTGGCTTGGCAGGAAGATCCTGAGATCTGGCATGATGAGGTTAAGCTCTCTGGTTCATGTGAGATTTTCTACCCGAACTGGAACCATGGGTTTGATCTTCCGAACGACTGTTCGAAAGAAGTGATCATCGAACGGATTATCAAACACAAAGAGAAGCTGAAAGAAAAAGGTATAGCAGCATGAAAAAGCTCACCAACCAACATCAAATCGACCTTCCCATTGCAGTCTGGCTGCTTCAGCAGGGCTACTACAGTGGGGCAGATGTCGCACCGGAAGGTGAGTTGATCTCTGTCACCACCTTGATGAAGCCTACTCGTAGGCTCATCTTGGAACGACAGGTAGACTACACTGCTGAAACCATGGACGTGAGTGATCTGATTGCTTCACGTATGGGACACTCGCTTCACGAAGGTGTGGAGCGAGCTTGGATAGAGGGCGACTGGGCGGGGGCGATGCGGCGTCTCCATTACCCCCAGTCAGTGATTGACCGGGTTAAGATCAATCCAGATCCCTCTACGCTCGGTGAGGACGACATCCCCATTTACTTGGAGCAGCGCCGCTTCAAGGAGATCGGTGGAATCGTCCTCACCGGGCAACTCGATTTCAGCATCGACGGTGCATACCGTGATGTGAAGACGACTTCGACCTTCAGCTATACCAGTGGAACCAAGGATGAAGATTATATCCTTCAAGGATCCATGTATCGGTTCATCATGCCGGAATTGATCTGGAAGGATAAGATGAGGATCGAATTCATCTTCACCGACTGGCAGAAGTTTCGTGCCAAGGCTGATCCGAATTATCCTCAAGCGAAGGTAGCTCACAAAGAGTTTCCTCTTTTGTCTCTCCAAGAGACTGAACAGTGGATCCTCGACAAGCTGGAAGACATCAAGAAGAACGCCAAGCATGTGAAAAACCAAGACAAAATGGTTCGGTGTTCTGACAAGGAATTGTGGAAACAACCTGACAGCTTCAAGTATTACGCCAACCCTGAGACTGCGAAAGCAGGGGGGCGTGCTCAGAAATCTTTCGACAACTATGCAGACGCAGATGCACATCTGAAGTTGAAAGGCAAAGGAACCATCGTCACCGTCAAGGGTGAGGTCAAGGCATGTGAGTATTGCCCTGCTTTTTCGGTCTGTGAACAACGCAAGGAGTATTTCCTAGATGACTAACTTCTATGATCGTTCGGTCATCGAGAGCATTCCGCACCATCCCGCAATGGAAGAACTTGTGGATCTTCTCTGCCATCGAACTGGCAACGTGAATCGTGACTTCTTTCAAGCTGAGGTAGCCTATTTCCTTGGCTTGATGCCTTCGGCTATGAGAACCACGATCAACAGCCCAGAACGTGGCAAGATCCCTGTGAACATCTATTCGATTGCCTTGGCCACATCTGGCTTTGGTAAGGGTCATTCTGTCTCTTTGATGGAAAATGTGCTGGCTGACTTTCGTGAAAATTTCATGCACGGCAGTTTCTACAACCTTGCTGAAACCAATCTTTTCAATCTCGCAGTGGATATCGCTGCTGCAAAGGGTGGAGATGAAGCCAAAGAAAAAGAAGCATTAGACAGTGACTTCAAGAAGCAGGGACATGCTCCCTTCATCTTTGACTCAGGCACTGGTCCTGCTGTAAAGCAGCTTCGCTACAAACTGTTGCTTGCAGGTGTAGGCTCGATCAACTTCCAGATGGATGAGATCGGCTCGAACCTGCTGGGCAACAATGAGGTTCTGAACGTGTTCCTCGAACTCTATGACCTTGGCAAGATCAAAGCCAAGCTCGTGAAGAACACTCCAGACAACGAACGAGGCATTGATATCGGGGGTATGACCCCGGCCAATATGCTGATGTTTGGAACCAACAGCAAACTGTTCGACGGAGCCAAGGTGGAAGAGGAGTTTTACTCCATGCTTTCAACTGGTTACGCTCGACGTTGCTTCTTCGGTATCGGTAAATCCGAAACCAAATTCGCCACTGTTGATCCTGAAGATGTTTACAATGGGCTGGTGTCAAAGCAGCAGTCCAGTGCTCTTCAGAAGTGGCGTACCTACTTCCAGAGGTTCGCTGACCTTCGGTATCATGGAATCGAACTCGACGTTTCCAAATCTGTGGGTGTGGAACTGACTGCATATCGTCTTCAGTGTGAAGCTGAAGCGAATGCCATGCCCGAGCATGAGGAAATCCGGAAAGCAGAACTGTCGCACAGGTACTTCAAATCCCTGAAGCTGGCGGGTGTCTACGCATTCATCGACGAGTCGCCTGAAATCACCGACATCCACCTACGGCAAGCCATCAAGGTAACCGAAGAGTCAGGTGCGTCCTTTCAGAAACTTCTGAAGCGCGAACGAAACTTCGTTCGATTGGCGAAGTACATTGCGGCTGCTCCGGACAACCTCACTCATGCGGACCTCGTGGAAGACCTTCCGTACTATCCCACCTCTACGGTGGCACGGAAGGAGATGATGGACTTGGCGATGGCATGGGGCGTGGGCAACCACGTCGTCATTACCAAGAACGTCGTCCAGTCGGTGGAGTTCTTCAGTGGTTCGACGTTGCAGGAGACTGATCTGAACAAGCTGATGTTCAGCATGAGCGATCATTTCGCTTATGACTATGAGCCTGTGACTCAACCACTGGAGAACCTTGAGAAACTGTTCAAAGCTCCGAATTTTCACTGGTGTAATCATCAGTTTGAAGGTGAGCATCGTTCTGAAGACAAGGTGATTCCCGGATTCAATATGCTGGTCATCGACATCGACGGACATGAACGTGACAAGGAAGGGAACGTCATTCAAAATGGACCAATACTCGATCAGGTCCACACTCTTCTGGATGACTATACTTTTGCCACCTACACCACAAAGAGTCACACAGACGAAGAACACCGCTTCCGTCTGATCATTCCGACCAACTATGTGCTTCATCTGGAGAAGGATGACTACAAAGAGTTCATGGACTCTTTTGCTTTGTGGCTGCCATTCCACACGGACACTGCTGCACAACAGCGTAGCCGTAAGTGGAGGACCAATCCAATGGCTGAAATCTACATCAATCGTGGACCACAAGTCCTTGATGTACTGCCATTTATTCCCAAAACCAAAGCAAACAATGAGTACGTTCAGACGATCATTGATCTTAAGAATATGGATAATCTCGACCGTTGGTTCTTGAACCATATGCAGGTCGGTGGTAGGAATAACACCCTGCACAATTATGCTAAAATGCTGATGGATGCAGGAGCAGACTACGACACCATCGAGAAGAAGGTCGTCAAGCTCAATCAGGACTCTGGTTCACCACTGAAGAAGGATGAAGTCTATTCGACTGTCCTGAAATCAGTGGCTTCCAAGATGTCCAAGTAAGGGGAAACCATGACAGATATCAATCCACACAGCATCCTGATTTGTGGTGAATCAGGTGCAGGGAAATCAATGTCCCTGTACGAACTGAGAGACAGAACTGATGTCCTGTATCTCAACTGTGAGGGTGGCAAACCGCTACCCTTCAAGAACAAGTTCAAGAACAAGGTGATTGTCGATCCTGAAGACATCATCACCATGCTCGAAGAGCTTGCAGAACTGGGAGAGAACAGCCCATTCAATTTCGTGGTGATCGACACCATCAGCTTTATGATGGATCTCTACGAAACGATTCACGTTCTCGACTCAGCCAACACCCAAAAGGCTTGGGGTAATTATGGTCAGTTCTTCAAACGACTGATCACTGTATCGTCTCAAGTCGATGCTTTCTTCATCTATCTCGGTCACTTGGATCGAGAACTTGATGAAGAAGCAGGGATGTATCGGACTCGTGTACCCGTAAAGGGTGCCTTGGCCAAGAAGGGGCTGGAAGCCTACTTCACCACTGTGATCAACGTCAGCAAACAGCCTATGAAGGAGCTTCAGAAGACTCCGAATGCAATGCTGAACATCACTGAAGATGATGAAGAGCTTGGTTTCAAGCACGTCTTCCAGACCCGAACCACAAAGAAGACTGTCGGAGACAGGATTCGATCCCCTATGGGAATGTGGAAGAAGGAGGAGTTGTACATCGACAACGACATCGCTCCTGTCATCAAGAAGATGATCGCGTACTACGACGAATAACTCTTCTTTCTCGGTCTCTGACCAAAAACTACCTCATCAATGAGAAGGAAATCAGATGAGCAACATCTTTGCACAGAAGAAATCCGTCAAATCCGAGAAGGTCGAAGACGACTACATCGGTGGCGGTGGCACGCTTGAGACGGATATCTATCCAGCAAAAATCAAGTATGCCTACATCGGCAAGAGCCAACGCTCTGAAGCACGATCCCTGAACCTCTGTCTCAAGATCAATGGTCTTGAGCAAACACACACCATCTGGATGACCAATGGTTCTGGTGACGTGACGTACAAGGACAAAAAGTCCGGTGAAGAGAAGAATCTTCCCGGCTACAACCAAGTCAACTCGCTCGCCATGCTGCTGCTCTCGAAAGAGATTGGTGATCTGGATGTCGAAGAGAAGACTCTCAACCTGTATGACTACGAGTCAAAGCGTGAAATCCCGCAGGCAGTTGACTGCTTCGTGGAGCTTCACGGTGAGAGCCTACAAGTGGCTCTTCAGAAGCAGGTGGTGGACAAGACCCAGAAGAACGAATCGTCTGGTGAGTATGAGCCTACCGGCGAGACTCGTGAAACCAACGAGATCGTGAAGTTCTTCCCGGAAGCTCTGCCTGTGACCATCTCTGAGGTGGCTCACTATGTGGAAAGCCTTGGTGGTGACTTCGACGACGTTCTGAGCGACGGTGATCTGCTCAAAGCCATCAAGCAGATGGATGAAGAGCATGGTCAGTACGCCCAGAAGTGGCTGGAGAAGAACCGTGGCAAGACATGGGATCGCTCTACCAAAGCTGAAGGCAAGTCCTTTGGTGGTGGTGCGAAGAAGTCGGCTGGTGGATCCTCCGAGAAGAAGAAGTCGGCTCTGTTCGACGATTGATCCTTTCAGATCTACTCGATGGTGAGGTTGGGGATTCGTACTCAGTGCGGATCCCCACTTACGTTCATGTAAGCAAGACAACTACCAAACCGGTAAATCTCAATGTTTACAGGAACATGCACCATCATCACCTGAATACACAAAAGAAAAACTTTGAAGAAGAGGTAGCCCCGTTACTCAGGGATAAGCCTACAGCAGAGAGGGTCTGGATCCACTACGAGATCTTCGCACCGAGGAACGGGCGACTCGACACCATGAATGTCGGGTCCATCGCTGATAAGTATTTCAGTGACACACTGGTGAATTGTGGAAAACTGCCGGATGACAACCAAGATCATATCATCCTGTCCACGTTTTCCTTTGGTGGCGTCTGTCCATTGGACGGCCATGCCATTGCAACAGTCAACATTCTGGAAAACAAGGAGCCAGAAAACATGAGAATCCTACTAGATCAAGAGGACATTCAGAATGCTCTGAACGCCTACGTCAAGACCCTTGCCCTGCCCAATGCAGATCAGGCTACGGTCGAAATCTCCATCGAGTATGGAGACAATGACGATGACGATGAGATCGTTGCTGAAGTCATCATGGGAGAAGCTCCCGTGAAGAACAAGGGTGGTCGTCCCCGGAAGAACGCACGCAAGCCTGCTACCAAGAGAGAGGAGGCTGCTGATGCTCCTGAAGAGTCTGCTGATAGCGGCGACGAAGGAAGTGGCACTGACTCTGATAGCGGAGGAAGTGAATCGGAGACGCAACCTGCTGAAGACGGAGAGAAAGAATCTCCGAAAGCAGGTGGCAAGGGAAACCTCTTCGGGGACTCCGAAGGAGAGGAATCCTCGGACTCCCCGACCACAACTGAAGAAGCTAAAAGTGAAGCCCCCAAAGAAACTGGTGGTACGAAACTGAAGCCCAAGAAGTCAAGTATCTTCGATGTGGACTAAGTTCTGCAACATTTTCAAAGCACTGGCAGGGACGGTAGGTATCGTCCTTGCCCTCATCATCACAGCAATCATCGGAGTTGCTGTGGCCTTTGTTGGCTTCTTTCTATTCTGGGGCCTCATTGGTATTGCCGTCGTCACTGGCATCTTTTTCATTATCTGGGCTGTGATCGACGAAGCAAAGGATTGACCTTGTTGGTTTGGCAACCAAGAAAGTCATTGGCCACCCGGTTGGTACTTAACAAATTCCGGCGACTTGGACTCCTGTTGTTAGACGGATCATACGGCATCACAGAGTAGGTCGTAGACACGTTAGCCAGTGTCATCCTGTGCAGGGCATAGAGTGGTCAGGGATAGCTTCCCTGACCCCCCTGTTACCCATTCATCAGATTGACCCATGGGTTCAGTTCCGGAGCACCGAAGAGCATCTCGAACCCTGTGGCATAATCCATCCGACCTTCACCAATCACAGTAAAGATGTTGTCTTGGATCGGAGATCCAGTATCCGTGATCCCATTCAACAGCATGGCTCGAACAGGATTTTCACGCATTTGCTTCATAGCAATCTTGGTGATTCGAATCTTGAATGCCATGAACCAAGTCAAACCATTACGCTCAAGCATAGAGCGAGTACGGCCCGGAAGAGCACTGAAGTTCACAAACTCCTCGTTCATCAAAGCGAGTGCCTCTCCTTCCGGAATACCCTGCGAAAGCAGGTGATCGTAATAGATCGACTTCGCCAAGAAGTCACCGTACTGGGTAGCCCGGTTGGCAGCCCGATAGAGTTGTGTGGACTTCGAAACCAAAGCATTCTTCGACAACGTGGACAGAGTATCAGGCAGCTTATCAGCCTGAGCCTCAAGCCATGCAGCAAGACCACCAGTGGTCTGAGCACGATCAAGACCCTCGATACCCTCTGAGATCTGCTTGTATGCACCAGCAGCAATCATAGGAGCGATAGTCATCTTCGCATTCAGATCCTTCATTACTTGAATCTTGTCACGAATCAAACGCTGACGACGAGGATCCTGAGTCATGTGATACTGGTTCTCCAGTTCCATGATCTTCATGTGGTTTTTGTTGAACTCAGTGATCTCAGCCAGTTTCGAACGATATTGCTTCTGAATGGTTTTCAGAGGCACACCACTTGTAGCAAGCTGAATGATGTTCGCCTGTGTGTTCACAATTGGAACGATCAGCGACTTAACCACGATGATGTCTTTCGCATCTGAAACCAAAGACTGAAAACCCTGCTCCCCTTTGACAAGAAGGGTACGCAGTGAGGTTTCACCAAACTGCTGACGGGTCACAGCCTTAACGACGTTCTGCAACTCCTTGGGCATACGGGTTTTTCCGGTCCAAAGATCAGCAATAGATGCTTCACGATAGCCTACCGAAAGGTTAGCCATCGAAGTCATGACCATCATTCCGTTTCCATCGAACTTCCCATCCATGTAGGATTTGATGTTCTGAGGAATCAGTTTGAACGATTCAGCGTAGATCGGATCCTTGGTCTTCTTCATGTTTGTGAAGAGGTTTTCAGTACCGGCTTCCCGGTTCTGCCACATGGCATCAAGTTTATCGACAAGTGCCATATTCCACTGGGTCGAGAGTTCTTCTTCCACCTGACGACCAGCCCAAGCACCGATGTTGATTGCAAAGTTCTCTTTACGACCCAACAGCTTGTCAGTCAGCACAGGATTGATCGAACGCTCGAACCCGAGGATCGTCTTGTCTTCATCGAAGACAGGCATCAGGACTTCGTTCTCATCCTCTGGGGTGTAGGTCGGATCAAGGAGTTCTTCCATGATACGGTTCACCACAGCAGGATCAGAGATGAAGCTCGTCGCATCTCCAGTCACAGTCAGACCAGTGTTGATGTCCACACCACGATACGTGGAGGAGACATTCTGCATGATTCCCTGAGAATACTGCCCCTGCTGTGATATATTTGTCACATAGTAGGACCGAGCAAATGCGTTGTTCACATCACCAGTGAACGGAGCAATCTTTTTGTAGCCCCGGTGCAGCATCTCTTCTTCATCAGAGTCTTTGGCCACGATGATACGATGATTCTCTGCTCCCAAATTGGGAACATACCCTTTGAAACCATTCAGCTTAGCTTGTTCAGAGACAGCCTTCTGATCCTCAGCATCGTTCAACTGTTGCATATATGACACAATTGCCATGATGGCCTTGGGTTCGTTCTGCCACAGTTGGACCGTATCCTCACGGATGTCTGCATCCATCGTGTCGATGGCGTAGAACGTGGTCAGTTCGTCGATCAGAGCCACAACGTCATCCCCATAATCTCCCTCAAGGTTCTGAGAGATCGCATAGGCGTTACGGATCAGAAGAGTTCCGACACGTTTCCCGTTCATGTAGTCAGCCAGTTGCTTCGATTTGTCGATGGCATCTTGGAAGTCAGTCGGGTTCATCTTCGATTGAAGCTGCTGCTCCAAGAACTGGATCTGATTCTGACGACGACCACTCTCTTCAAGGAACTGCATACCCGACTGGAGGTTTGCCAGATCGAGGAAACGAGTGAAGTCAGTACGACCCAGAGTCCGTTGCATGGACTTCCACTGCTGAGCCACAGGAGGAGTGCTGAAGAGCTTGTTCAGAAGCTCAGGCAGGTTCTCCCGGAAAGCCTGACGAACACCAGAGATACGGCTATTCACCACGTCCAGCATGGCAACGAAGTCTTTGTTGTCCCGATTGGTTCCAACGAATTCGTCGATCAGTTCACGGATCGGAACCAAGGAAAGAATCGGGATCCCCTGATAGACAGACCTCTGTGCCATCTGAGCATTCAGTTCAGTCCCCGGTTTGTCGAGGAAGTTGGTGGTATAAGTCAGGGCCGAGGTCAGATATTGAACGATGGTTCCACGAGTATCAGCACGAGCCTGTGCATCCACATCCCGCATCGTCTCAGCGATGTTGGTAAGCTGATCCTTCACAAACCGATCAGCAGCATTCAGACCACCTGTGAGCTTCTCCAGAATGGCAAACTCTTTCTCTTGGTGGTGATCGACGATGGTTTTCTTGAGACCATCCAGAACCTCTTGAGGAACGCTCTCCGTAGAGATCGTACCCATGAGTTTCCGCATGAACATGTTCGTACCACGAACCAAGAAATCATTCAGACCAGAGCCAATCTCACCAGTCTCAGGTGCAGGGATCTGATCCATGACATCACGGAACTTCTTCGATGTCTGGCTCAAGGCAAAGAGCACAGCCACGGCATCCGACGTGTCATCGGTCTTATATGCACCGAAGGAGTTCAAGACAGCAGAGTACGTCTGTGCATCTTCCGGAGTGGAACCAAACATCTCAGGAGTCATGTTCTCCTCAACGTGCTGGAACACTTTGGTCAGAGCAATCAGAGAGTTCGGGTCCAGAACCATTTCAGACTTCAGGATCCCATAGATCGCACGGAAGGTAGCCCGGTCATTTGCATTCCGGAGCATACCTGCCTGACGCAGAGAGTCGAGAACACGATCAGCATTCGCCTGATTGATGGCCAGTTTCGAGATACGACGACGGCCTTCTTCAGAACCGAGATCCTGTTGATCGACCCAGTTCTCCAGAGTCTGGATCCAATAGTCAGTATGGTTGTTTCCGAGAGGAGTGGATTCTCCCCCACCATTCCCACCATTGTTTCCGTCTCCACCATCACCATTACCACCTTCTTCACCAAAGGCTTCCTCCAGATGAGGAGTCATCATCATGTGAGTGTTGAAAACAGTCTGGTTGAACATGTCCGTCGGAATGGCACCCATCAGACGACGCATCAGGTTCAGGACAGCATCAGACATCTTCGACAGGAACGAGGCTTCCTCACTCTTCAGACGCTTAGTGATCTGGCTGTTGGACAAGGCCCAAGCCATGTATTCATTCACAGCAGCAGCCTTGCTCCATGGATCAGTCTTGTTCCAGTGACGAGAGATTGCCACCTGAGCATTGATGATGTTCTGGCCCTTGGACTCGATATTCAGGAATTGAACCATGAGATCCTCAAGGTTCTTCACCCACTTGTTCCCGTTCCCTTCGTAGTGATCGAGCACAGTGTTGAACGTCGCAGCATGAACAAACTCATGTATGAAGGTTTCAGGATCGTTGGTGGCCAGATACATGATCCGGTTTTCCACATCCCAACCACCTTTCACGTCACGCATGACGTTGGTGGCATTAGGCATGTTTTCCTGCATCCAGTCACGAACCTGTTCGACAGTTCCCATCACAAGCTGGGCTTCCATCAGACCAGTTTCGTCCAGTTGCATCAGCTTGTTGATGACCTTCAGTTGACGGTCATTCAGTTTCAAGGCTTGGAAGTGAGCACCCACAGTGGTGACGAATACCGGTGCTTTCACATCGGTCTTCTTGTCCGGGTTCTTGCCTTCCAGAAGGCGTTGAATACGGGTGTTGATCTCCGCAGGAGAACGCTCCTCACCTGTGCTGCTGCTCCAGCCTACAGACGAACCACCCATTTGATCGACAGTACGTGCAGTCTCTTTCATTACTTGCTTGAATGCACGGTTCTGACGAAGAGCTTCTGTCAGAAAATCTCCCACTGCATCAGCAGAGGTGGCAAAGTTCAGATCAGGATTCTTGTTTTCTGAAGCCAGTTCAGACACGACTTCTTCCAAAAGATTACGATCCACTTCCGGATTGTTTAGGAAGCCGTTGAAGTTCTGCTGAACCATAGAAAGAACATCACGATCCCAAGACTTTGCCACCTGCTGGTTCACGTAAGGGGCATACTCTTGGATCTTGTCCAGAGGGATATCCAGACCATCGAAGATCCCCAGTACGTCGTCAGGTGCTCCATCCGAACCAAAGATAAGATTCATCATCATGGCGTCGCCAGTACCGATCACAGAGAACGGAATGGCACGAACACCCACATCATCAGGACGACGCATCTGCGGTCCCTGAGTCATCTCACGATCAAAGTTGGTCGAAGTACGGAAGTCATCTGCACGCTGCTTGGTGAAACCACCAATCAGAAGAGACTGGTCATCAGACACGAAGATGGGAGCCATCGTCATCAGACGATCTTCCAGCTTCCGGATCTCTTCCAGAGGAACTTCAGTGATACGAGCCTTGCCGGTTTTAGAGTTACGGCCAACCTTGTCCTGTTTGGCCAGATCTTCAGCCAGTTTCTCAAGCTCAGCATCGTAGATCTTCTGGAGATACCGGGCCTGAATGTTCGTGGACATCACCATGACATCATTCAGACGACCGACCTTATGACCAATGACAGCCTTGGTAGCCTCAGTCAGAGCTTTACCAATGCTGAATTGGATCGAGGTACGGAACTTGTTCACCTGTTCCGAAGGGAAGTTGAATTTCTTGGATGGTTTGTCACCAATCTTCAGACCCAAGGCATTCATATCCTTGGTGAATCCGGGATAGTAGAACTCATCCAGAGACACATTCTCCGGCTTCTTCTGAAGATCCTCATAAAACTTGATCAGCATGTCATCAGCAATACCAACAGCCACACCACGGACACCAGATCCATAGTTGATCTTTGTCATCGGATTTTTGGCAGAGTTACGAGTCATCTGACCGGTATCAGGATCGAAGTTTCCGATGATACCTGCCAGACGAATCGCAGCCTTACGCTGCTCCAATTGCCATGGTTCCAAACCTTCCACACGCATGAGGATCTGATCACCCAAACGAGCGACAGTCTCGTACATGTCGAGGCTGGTTTTCTGAGCAAAGTAGTCATTCACTGCCTTGCCAGTTTTTCCAAGGTACAGACCCACACGCTGGAAGTTCTCGAACATCTCAGAAGAGATCACACCCTGAGCGAAGTTCACCATCATGTTGGCAACACCGTTCGTCAGACCATCAAGCTCAAAGCTGAGAGAGGTACGGAAATCAGTCTGTCCGTTCTCACGGGCAAGCTCCATCTGAGCCACAGCCATGATCGCTTTCAGTTGCTGAGGTTCAACAATACCCACGGCATCCTTGAATGCCTGCTGGTCGATATCATTCCCTTTGAGAATCTCTTTCATCATGTCCTTGGCAGGACCAAAAGTCTCTTCAAAGATACGAGGAGCATTCTCAATGATGAAGCGATGGTTCTTCTTTTCAGCCTTGTTCACACCGCTGAGATCAGCAGCCTGACCCACGGCAATCCAGAAATTATCCAGATTGTTCAAAGAGATAACACTCCAAGTCGCAGTGACTAGAGCACGCATGAACTTGTTGCTCTGAGGGTTCGGACCCTGAGCCTGATGACGACCCACCTTGGTGATACCAAACGGGAAGTACACCGGGATCTTGCCCGGTTCATCTCCACTATTGGAGAGAGCCTCAACGAGAGCAGTGGTTTCGTCGATGTTCTTCGTGATGCTGATGTTCTTGCCACGAATGGACTTCTTCAGCACAGAGTTCTCGGTTTCATCATCAGTGAAACCAAGCACATCCTGAATCACACCCTCATCGAAATAGGCTACGATCTGGGCGAAGGTTTCATCCAGATAGCTCGGAATGTCCTGCATCTTCTTGAGAGCACGCTTCTCAAGCATGGACAGCAGGATGTTGGTACGACCCTGAGTCTCATCAACAGTTTCGATTTTCTTCCCGATTGACCAGATGGGAGCACGATCACCAAACAGAACTTCACGAACAGTGGCAGCCTTGCCCTGAGTCTTGGCAGCCTGAACTTTGGCACGCCAATCACGCAGAGGGTTCTCCCCAGTCTCTTCGTCGATCAGGTTGTTCACCAGATACGTTTCCGTCATCTGGGTGATCTTGTTCCCTTTCTTGTCAGTCTTCCCGGTATCCACAGGAAAGCGTGCAGTCTGCACAAACCGACCATCCTGAGACAGAGCAGTGAAAACCTCTTTGGTGAAACCATGGATAATCCCTTGAAGGATATTGGTTTTCTGTTTCGGATCCATCTGGATGTCGAGCATACGCATGATCTCATTGCTGAGACTGTCCACAGCATTGCTGGGAGGAACACCATTCATCACAGCACCGTGATGCTCTTCAGAGATGTCCACAAGGTTCAGACCCAGCTTCTCAAGAGTGTCGTCGATACGGTTGGGATCAGATCCAGTGTTGTTCATGAGCCAGTCAGACACAGCCACAGCAACCATATCCAACAGGTTCTCATCGTAGTTCCCAGTTTTGGGATCCACCAGCATACCACCACGGAACTGCGGGAACTGAGTCTGACCTTCCTGAATGAACTCACGAATAGTCTTCTTCCGTCCATTCACAGTGATCTGTTTGTCCAGACGCTTCCGCATCTGAGCCTTCAAAACATCCCCTACAGCCTTGACAAAGTTCAGAGATTCAGCATTGGCTTTCTTACTATCAGCCATGACCTTCTCAAGCTCAGACATAGTGCTGGGATGGCCCTCAGTCTCCTTCATGATGAAGGAATTCCAGAACTCACCCAGCACTTTGAATCCACGAGTCACAGCCTGACCAGTGGTTTCGCTTACTTGTTCATTGGTTTCTGTTTCGACTGGGGTTTCGATTGCGACGATATCTCCATCTCGTCCGGAACCGGTGTTTTCGGTACTGACGGACTCAGGGGCAGTTCGAGTTGCTTCGGGTCTTGGGCCATAGATTCGCTCCAGTTCTGCTAGGGCAATAGGGGCGTTCGCAAGCATGTCACGACCACCCATGAAGAAGTATTCAGTGAGCACAGCCCACATCTCAGCCTGACGCTGATCAAGATCTCCATCTTCTTGGAAAGACTCAACATACTCATAACGACTCTGAGTGAATTCATTGTAGTTATGGTCGATTGCTTGCCATTCCTGATCAAGAGGCTGACCAATTTCAAACATACGCTGCTTGGAGATTGATGCAGGATCATCAGAGAAACGAGTATGAGTGAAGTCCATTACATGGGCCATTTCATGGACCACGACGTTCTTACCATTCTTGGTTAGATTACCTTCACTGTCGAACATCTTCTCATTCATGAAGATTTCGCCACGTTTCTTTCCAGCAGGAGTCCATGCAAACCCCCAACCTTTTTCTACACGATCCGGATAGATCGTTACTTGATCGACACGCTTCAGAGCATCTTTACCAAACTTGGCTTCGATCAGAGCACGTACTTGGTTACGTGCAGCATTAGTGATTGCCTTCACACGAACACGATCAATCGGATCCCACTTGGAAGGATCTTTCAACAGGTTGTAGAGGTCTTTGTCTGCATCAGTCTCCTCCGTTTCAACTGGAGTTTCATCATTCACAGACTCGGTTTGCGCCTCGTCTGTTCTTTCTTCAACACCAGTTGCTCCATCGTCGATAGCCGTTGGAGGAGTTTCTTCAATGGTATCTTCCACAATCTCCTCAGACACCGCCTGCGGCGTGTCTTCGTCGATAGTCTCCGAGGGAGTTGACTGTTCTTGTGTTTGTTTCTGCTGCTCGTCGGAAACTGCCGTTTCCTCCTCGACAGCCGTTGGGTTGTTGTCGGGGAGAGTCAGTGTGACTGGCATCACAATGTTCATTCCCTCGAAGACTTCGGGGAATTCCTTCTGGATCGCAGCATAGACAGTCTCAGCAGTACGGACATCAGCTTCCACCTGCTTTGCAGTAGCGATGGACTCAGGATTATCCAGATGCACGAAGACTTTGGATCCTTTCCAGTTAGCTTCTTCTTCGAACTGAAGAGGATTCTTTAATCCACGGAAACCAAGAGAAGGACCAACACGTTTTCCTTTCTTGTTCACGACGTTAGCAGCAGCAGAACGGTTCAAGGCATCCACCTTGTTGTTCATATGCTGGATAAAGTTGGTGAATTCCTGAGCCACCTGAGCCAAAGGAATGATGTTTCCATCATTATCCAGTACAGTCTGATCAGGAGATTGAAGTCCTTGAATGATATCTCGTGCGAAATCATTCACCGAACGGTACAGCCTTGGCTTGGCACCACGAGATTCATAACCTTCAGCAAGGATCGAGCGACTCACTTCATCTCTCGACGTTCCTTTCTTGGGTTGCTCTCCAATCCTGCTGAGACCGATGTTCTCCTCGTCTTGGATCTCGATCTGAGTGTCCAAACGTTCGTTCACGGCACGAGATGCGTTGAGAGCAACCCGCGTAATCTTTGCCTGAAGAGGTGTGAAATCCTTGGAGTTCTGTTCGAGAATCTTCTCAGTACGATCAGGGTTCACATTCGTCGGGTTGGTCAAAGCCACGTCTTTCGTGAGCTTGACCTCTTTCGGAGTGATCGCAGAATCCTTGATGATCCCGACACGCTTCGTATCGTTCAGATCCACCATACCAGCTTCTTTGATAATCCTCTGCGAAGCAGGGGTATCAATCAGAGAATTGGCCAGCCGTTTGGCTTTCGGAGGTAGAGAGTTAGCCATCTGACGAATCTTCATCAGTTGGTTCGCTGCATATGCAGTGTCCTCTGTCCCCAGACGGAAACCTTTCTCAGACATCTTGGCATTGATGGCAGCAACAGTCTCAATGACATTGTTCCCCTGAAGACCAGCAAAGCCTTCAGATGGTTCATCCACTTCATTGATCTTTGTCTGAAGCTCAGGAGCCAAGTTCTCCATCTGCGTCGAGACCTCTTCGTTGAGATCCAGAGCAGATTGAGTATTAGCTTTCAATTGTTTCCGATTGGCTTTGTTGATGGTGGAATCAGCCACGTAAGCGATAGCAGGCGAAATCAGTTGCCCTGTGGCTTCAGCAACCCTTTGAGCTTGCCTCACGACGGGAGCAGCACGTTCTCCGACAGCATCAGCCAAAGGACCAGCAGCAATAGCCCCAGCAGCAGCCGTATTGCGTGCAGCAGCCCCAGCACGCTCACGAGCAGGTGCAGTGGACTCATAGATCGACTGAGCAGCCTGTGCGGCTGTGACAGCCCCTGAACCAAGGGCTTGAGCACCAGCTATCACAGCACCCGGAGCTTGAGCCACAGTGTTCAGAGCAACACGAGGAGCACCCAAAGTACCAGCTTGTCCAATACCACCCAAAGCACCGGCTGCAACTTCTTCACCCAGTCCTTCAGTGTACGACGTGCCAATATCTGCACGTTCGTTCATGGCAAGAGCACCAGACAGAACCGATGCAGCAGACTGACCACCTTCTTCCACACCTTGAGCAGTGATTTGACGCATACCGTCAACGATCCCCGATCCTTTGAATGCCCCGATAGGAGCAGTTTCAAAGCGACGAGTGAGCATACCAAGAGCAATGGCAGCGGGAAGGTTCGCAGAGAATGCAGTCTCAGCAGTCATATTGGCCAGAGCTACACGAGCTTCCGATTCAGAATACCCTTCTTCCAGAAGACCTTGATACACTTCAGATTGGTTCAGGGTTTCCTGATCTATGTCCATGACGTTTTGCATGGTTTCTGCGTAGGTTCCAGAGGCTTCCGTTGCACCAATAGCGGCAGCAGCAGCACCCGCAGCAGCAAGAGACTGAGCACGCTTAGATGCAGTAAGACGGGCCACACCTTTGGCAGCCAGAATACTTGCACCACGGGCAATAGCAGCAGACGGACCCAGTGAACCAAGAGATTGAGCAATCAGTTCCTGAGCCTGACCATAGTCAGTTCCAATGTTCTTTCCTGCATCAAGGAAGTTCTTCCCGACCATCTGGGCAGAAGCCATCCAAGGAGACATACCGTCTTCAATGGCACGTTGGGCTTCAACGAAGTTGTCCTGACTGTCAAGGTTCTGTTGAATGGCAGCAAACTGAGAGCTTGCCTGAGCACGATCAGATCGACCAGAACGAATCTCTTCCTGAACGAAACTTGTGAAATCGGCCAGAGTTGCAGAAGCAGCATCAGCATCTACACCAGCAGCCCAAGCCATAGGACGAACAGCCAGAGCACCAACAGTGTTCCCGGCTAGTCCTACAAAGCTGGAGATGAAATCCAGAGAAGCATCTCCAGCAGCTTGTGCAACAGAATTCTTGTCATCACGGAAGCGTGCGAGTTCTTCTTGGGTATTCCGAAGAGTGAATGCTTGGTCAGCGACATCCTGACCATACTTCATTCGAAGGGTATCAAAGTTCTCAACCAAGAGATCACGAGCCAAACCAGCTTCAGTAGCAAGCATATTGTCTTGCTCAGCAGCAATGGCAGCCCGTGTATGGAAAGTCGGATCTAGAAGCTGTCGTTGAGCTTCACGAGCGGTTTCAGTTTCATTGCGTTGTGCAATGATCGGATCAAGTGGTGAAGTTTGATAAGGTCCGCTCATGGTATGTAGTGTCCCAATAGATCACATTGTGACCCCGATATGGCATACCATGAGCAGAGTTTCCAGAGGTTTTATGGCACAGGCTGATTTGCTACTGCCTCACGACGTGCAGCCGCAGCAGCGATTGCAGCTTCAGCAGGGTCTTGTTGACCACCCGGACGAAGAAGAGCATCTTCACTGAACAAACCACGAGCCTCAGATCGAATTGCTG